GAAAGAGTTTATGGATAATATTAAACTCCAACAAGAATTTGCATGTGGGAAGTAGAGTATGAAACTTAGATATTCAGAAGCGTTTTATAGCGTACAAGGAGAAGGCAAGTTTGTAGGAGTGCCTAGTGTATTCTTACGTACATTCGGTTGTAACTTTCGTTGCATGAACTTTGGATTAGAAAGAGGAACGCCTGCAAGAGCAGATGGTGTAAAACATAATCCAGAAGTTAAAAAGTTACTCGATAGTAATATTATAAGTACTGTTGAAAAATTTACAGACTTACCTGTAATACATACAGGTTGTGATACATATGCTAGTATCTATCCAGAGTTTAAAAAGTTTATGATGGATAGAACTGTAGATGAAGTTGTAGAACATTTGTTATCACTTACTCCAGAAGGTAAGTGGACAATGGATAGCGGACAAGATGTCCACTTGATTTTCACTGGCGGTGAACCTTTGTTAGGGTGGCAGAGATTCTATGCTGAATTGTTAGAACACCCGCGTATGAAGGACTTAAAAAATGTTACATTTGAAACAAACACTACGCAAAAGTTACGACCAGATTTTAGAGACTATCTTAATAGTCAAGACAGATTTGAAGTTACTTGGAGTTGTTCCCCAAAACTTAGTGTCAGCGGAGAACGCTGGGAGGATGCTATTATGCCTGATATTGCTAGTGAGTATTTCAGTGTTGCTAATAGTAACCTTTACTTTAAGTTTGTTGTGGCTGACAGTATTGACGTTGAAGAAGCTGGCAGAGCTGTGGCGAGTTATAGAGACGCCGGGATACAATGTCCGGTATATCTTATGCCGTTGGGTGGACGAAGTGAAGAATACAAGCTCAACATTCAAGAAGTGGCTGAGCTCTGTATGGAAAAAGGATGGCGATTCACTCCACGACTACACATCGACTTATTCGGTAATGCCTGGGGAACGTAAATATAAAAATGAACAACACGAACGAGCTATGACAGCACCAATTGAAGACGGTGGTGATTTAGAAAAACGTGTAAGGAGAGCAGGATTATGAGCAATTGGTTTAATAAACTTTTAAATAATGCAGGCATCACAAAGAAGATTGATGAGCCGACAGTAGAGCCTTCAGCAGAAGATGTAAGACGTGCGGCACTTGAAGCAGAAAAGGTTGCCGCTACTAAAGCAGGTCAACCTTGGGTTGCTGTATTAGATACACAAGTTAATAAAGACAACATTCGAAACGGATTCTTTGAACTTGACTGGAACAACGAATTTATCGAAGAACTTCTTGATGCAGGATATCAAGGCGAATCGAACGAACAAATTGTTGATCAGTGGTTTAGAACTATTGTTAGTCAAATGCTTCAAGAAGAAGGACAAGATCCTAAAACTGAAGCAGGGTATATTAACGTAGTACCTATCGATAAAGGCAAATCAGAAGTATCTTAGTGCTTGACAACAGCCAGATTTGGTGTTATAATAGTATTATAAATTACGCAAAGGCGAACTAATGGCAACATATATTCTAGTAGATACAGCTAACACATTTTTCCGTGCAAGGCATGTAGTACGTGGCGACATTGATACTAAGGTAGGCATGGCTATGCATATTACACTTAACAGTGTTAAGAAGGCATGGCAAGACTTTAACGGCACACATGTTGTGTTTTGCTTAGAAGGTCGTAGCTGGCGTAAAGACTTTTACGAACCTTACAAGCGTAACAGACAAGTTGCACGTGATAAGATGACTGTAACTGAGTCAGAAGAAGATACAGTGTTTTGGGAAATCTTTGACGAGTTTAAAGACTTTGTTAGCGACAAGACTAACTGTACTGTTATGCGACACAAACAACTAGAAGCAGATGATCTTATTGCAGGTTGGGTACAAGCACACCCTAATGACAAGCATGTTATTATTAGTACAGATGGCGACTTTGCACAACTTATTGCACCTAACGTAACACAGTATAGTGGCATACAAGACTTAACTATTACACACGAAGGTTACTTTGATAAGAAAGGTAATCCTGTAATAGACAAGAAAACTAAATTAGAAAAGCCTGCACCCGATCCTGACTTTATGTTGTTTGAAAAGTGTATGCGTGGCGACACTAGTGATAATGTATTCAGTGCATATCCAGGTGTACGTAAGAAAGGCACTAAGAACAAAGTAGGCCTTATTGAAGCATACGAAGATAAGAGTACAAAAGGTTACAACTGGAATAACATGATGCTACAGCGTTGGACTGATCATGAAGGTGTAGAACATCGTGTACTAGATGACTATCAACGTAATGTTGTGCTATGTGATTTAACAGCACAACCTGCAGAGATACGTGCTATTATAGATGAAACAATTAACGAAGCAACAGATAATCCTAAGGAAATAGCACAAGTTGGTATGCGTCTTATGAAGTTCTGTGCTAAATGGGATATGCAACGTATTGCTGATCAGGCTCAATACTACGCAGAACCTTTACAAGCGAGATATATTAAATGAGCATAAAAGCAAAAACAATACTAAAAGACAAGTTCTGGATTGTTGAAGAAGAAGGTGAGAAGTTAGGAACCTTGAGTTTCAATGACGAAAAGTTTATGTTCTCTGCAAACAACGGTGTTGCATTCTTTGAAAACAAAAAACAATTAAAAAACGAGCTTGGGCTTACTATATTTGATAAAGAGCCTTCAGTACAGTTTGAAACTGAAAAAGAAATTTATGGGTTTCCAACTAGCACTACACCTTACAATGTAATTTATGATGTACATCGTAAGTTTGCATTGTTTACTAAAAGTCGTAAGAGCAAGAGTTTATATTGTGCAGGATACTACATTATCCACTTTGACAAAGGTTGGGTAAAGAGTTTTTGTCCTAAACTAATTACATTAGAACGTTACAACTACAAAGGTCCATTTAAAAACGATCTTACTATGCGTCAGGAACTGTCAAATGCAAACCAAAAATCTTGATCCAATAAACACTTTTCCAGTACAACAGTTTATTCAAACTGTTAAGAGTGCTGACGCTAGTAGAGCTAAAGATGTTAGAATTGACATCGATACAGCAAAAAGATTAGCATTTACACTAGGAGAAGTGATGTCTCGACTCAATGGAGACATGGAACAGTTTATTAAAGAACATGTACAAACACTAGACAATGAGCCCGTAGAGGTGCAATTAGACGGTGGTACTGAGTGGAAATAAACTAGCATTTAACTCAAAAAAGAGATAAATATATACGTAGTTAATTAAGGTACGTATATATGAGCAGACCAAAGCCAAATGTTCTTTTAGAACATGTAAACAAAAAGAATTATAGATGTGAGCAAGTCTTAGATGCTGATGCTATCTGGGCCGTATTCTATAAAGATAAACCATTCAATTTAAAAAGTTCAAACGCTTTAACAAATTATCCTGGACCAAAATATAAGAAAACAAGTTTTTCTAATCCAGGGCATGCCCACAACTTAGCACAAAAACTTAACGAACTGTTTTCATGTGAAGACTTCTTTGTGTATAAATTGTCAACAGGCGAAATTGTAACTGAATGAACTGGAAAGAAACCTACACAAAGTTATTCCTAAAAGAACTAGGTAAAAGTTTTAACGACTTATCTGTTAAGGAGCATATGCCTTTGTGGTGGCATAATACACGTAGCAAGGACACTGGTGGACTTAGACTTACAGACGCAGGATTAGATGTACTTACACAAGCAGAAGTAGCAACATACGATGTACCTTATCCACATGATATGCCGATGACAACTCAAGTTATTATCTTTTTAGACAAGTTTATTGACTGTCCTTACTACATAGGACCAAGATCTATTCAAGTAACACACCAAAAGAAGGCGGTCGAACTGTCTCTTTTCTCAGGTGATCTACGTAAGTATGGACTTACTAAAGCGTTATCTCGTCAAAATAAAGACGAAAATAATTAAAAAAAACTGCAGAAAACGGTTGACATTACCCCCAATTGGTAGTATTATATATACATAAGTTAGAAATTCGCACTGATAACTAAGAGGTAATACAATATGGAAAACGTAATCACAAGAACAGTTTCGCCGAACGGCGCAAAGTCAAGCATTAATCATGCTATTCGCAAGAATCGTCCTATCTTCCTTTGGGGGCCTCCAGGCATTGGTAAGTCTGATATTGTTAGACAAATTACCGAAGACCTTGGTAACTCGCATTTGATCGACATTCGTTTGTCACTTTGGGAACCTACAGACATTAAAGGTATTCCGTACTTTGACAGCAACTCAGGTACAATGGTGTGGGGCGCACCAGCAGAACTTCCTACAGAAGAATTTGCATCACAATTCGACTATGTCGTTTTGTTCTTAGACGAAATGAACTCAGCGGCGCCTGCTGTACAAGCGGCTGCATATCAGCTGATTCTTAACCGCAGAGTTGGGCAATATAAGTTGCCAGACAATGTTGTAATTATTGCGGCTGGTAACCGTGAAGCTGACAAAGGTGTTACTTACAGAATGCCTGCTCCGTTAGCAAACCGTTTTATCCACTTAGAACTTGCTGTATCATTTGATGACTGGTTCCAGTGGGCTGTTAACAACAATCAACACAAAGACGTTGTTGGTTACTTAACATTTGCAAAGAAAGACTTATATGACTTCGATCCAAGAAGTGCAAGTCGTTCATTTGCAACACCTCGTTCTTGGTCGTTTGTAAGCGAATTGCTCGCAGACGATGTAGACGAAACCACTACTACAGATTTAGTTAGTGGGTCAGTTGGAGAAGGCTTGGCTGTCAAGTTTATGGCGCACCGTAAAGTTGCGTCTCAGATGCCTAATCCAAGTGACATTTTAGCAGGAAAAGTCAAGGAGATGGCCAGTAAAGAAATCAGTGCTATGTATTCCCTCACTGTGTCATTGTGTTATGAGCTACAAGAAGCTGATAACAAGAACGACAAAGACTTCGATAAGAAAGTTAATAACTTCCTGCGATTTTCAATGGATAACTTTGATACTGAATTAGTTGTAATGGGCATTAAGCTCGCACTTACTCAGTATTCATTGCCCATTGATCCGGACGCTGTAGATTGCTTTGATGAATTCCATGAACGTTATGGTAAGTATATTAAGGCTGCACAGGGTTCTTAAGAATAGAAAGGGCGGGTTAATACTCGCCCTTTCACCTTTTCTGGTTGACAACACCAAGAAATCTTGTTATAATATATATATAAACTTAGAAAGGACATAGCACATGAGCGTAGAAGGTAAAAAGAACTGGTCACCTAATCCAGACATTACTGAATCCGAACTTAAAGTAATGCGTGAAGATGTACTTGATCGCATTATTGTTGCACGAGTAGGACTTCTTCTCAAGCATCCTTTCTTTGGTAATATGGCAACACGCCTTAAAATCCAAGCCGCAGACGACTGGTGTCCTACAGCAGCCGTAGATGGCAGAAACTTATTTTTTAACACTCAGTTCTTTAATGCAATGGACAATAAAGAAATTGAGTTTGTTATTGCACACGAAATTTTACATTGTGTATTTGATCACTTAGAACGTAGAACTTGGCAAGGCCGCAACTTAGATGCTATGCTGTCTAATATTGCACAAGACTACGTTGTAAACAATATTCTTGTAAGAGACAGCATTGGTACTAAGCCTAAAATTGTTGACTGTTACCAAGACTTTAAATACGAAGATTGGTCTTCAGAAGAAGTTTATGACGACCTATTTGAAAAGTATGACGAAGAACAACTTAACGCATTAGGCGAATTACTTGACGAGCACATTGACTGGACCGACGGTGACGGTGACGAAAATGGTTCATCTGGTAAAGACGGCAAAGATGACGGCAAAGGTAAAGACGGTAAAAAACCTACTTACTCTAAAGAAGAACTTAAAAAGATACGTGACGAAATAAAAGAGAACATGATAACAGCCGCACAGAGTGCAGGTGCTGGTAATGTTCCTAAAGGTGTCGAACGTATGATCAAAGAGCTTACAGAGCCTAAGATCAATTGGCGTGATCTGCTTCGTCAGCAAATTCAATCAACAATTAAAAGCGACTATACATTTAGTCGTCCTTCACGTAAAGGTTGGCACACTGGTGCTATATTGCCTGGAATGAACTTCCAAGATACTATCGACTTATGTATTGCAATCGATATGAGTGGTTCAATTGGCAATGATCAGGCAACTGATTTCTTAACTGAAGTAAAAGGTATTATGGACGAGTACAAAGACTATGCAATTAAATTGTGGTGCTTTGATACTGGTGTATATAACGAAGAAGACTTTACTGCCGCAGAAGGCCAAGATTTGATGTCATATGAAATCTTAGGCGGTGGTGGTACTGACTTTATGTGTAACTGGACATACATGAAAGACCAAGGCATTACGCCTAAAAAGTTTTTAATGTTTACTGACGGTTATGCATGGGATAGCTGGGGAGATCCCGACTACTGTGATACAGTGTTTATTATTCACAGTAATCATAATAAAGAACTATTAGCCCCATTTGGAGTTACAGCTCATTATGAAGCTCAAACAGCCTAACCCTTTAAACTACTTTAAGGTACGCAGCACTCAATATTTGCCTAGGCATTTTGAAGTTGTTAGTTTACCTATTTCCTACAATATGGAAAGTAGTATTGAAAAGTGGATATTTGAAAATTTGAAAAATAGATATTATGTTTCACGAGAAAAGACTCGTACCTTTGGACATAGTAATATTAAAGTAGGATTTGAAGATCCAAAAGAAGCAAGTTATTTCATGTTGGCGTGTCCACATCTGAAGTACAAATAAATAAAGTACGCATATATATTAATATAGGAGAATATAAATTATGAGCGACGAAAACAAAACAGAAGCACCTGCTACTGAACAACAACAAGCACCTGCACCAGATCTTACTGTACAGGATCTGACAGCAATGAAATCAATTATTGATGTTGCATCAACTCGTGGCGCTTTTAAGCCTAACGAAATGACTACTGTCGGTACGGTGTATAGTAAATTAGAAGCATTCTTAAACGCTGTACAAGCACAACAAGAAGCTAAAACGGAAGCACAAGAGGCTCCAACAGGAGAATAATATGAAACATATTGGTAGACAAATTAATCCAAAAAGACGTTGCGTAGTAGCGTATAGAGTCGTGCCTAAAGAAGCAGATCAATGTTTAGTTGTATTCACTGACAGTCTTGAATCAGACGCACATGATGCGTTAATGAACTTGGTTGAAAGTAATGCAGGTCAAACAGCATACGAACTCGCAGAAGCAATGGATAGAACTCAATTACCAGATGGTAGAAACATGCTTAGAGCATTTGCCGGAACCGGTAAGTTATCAAAGATGCCAACTGATAAAATTGAAATGACTCCAGACATGCAGAATACTGTTACGTTGTCAGAACTTAATAATGCTATTGCAACACAAAAAGGTGTTACAGTAGAAGACTTAGCTCTACAACCTCAAGACAAAGGTTCTGAAAAGTCTGAGACAACACCACAACCTGTGATTGCAGAAGCACCAGTTGCTCCATCATCTAACGATGTTTTAAGTGACGAAGACTTAGCAGCACAATACCGTTCTCAAGCAGATACTTTATTTAAAGAAGCGAAGCGTTTAAGAGAACAGGCGGAAGATCTAGTACCTACTAAGAAAAGTAGTAAGAAGTCCGCCGCAAGTGCCTAAGAAGAAGAATAAACTCAGCAAACAAGTTATTGACAAATGGCCTGAAGTACTCGGTAATATCGACATAAAAGTTGTTCCTACTGAATACATTAAGGCCGTTGAAGTCACATTCACAGACGGTAAAATATGGGTTATAGAAAATGATCCTAAACTTCCAATAGGCGAAAATGCAGAAGCGTTCGAACAAAGTATGGAAGACCTTATGCAAGAATACGAAGATGTACTACAAAGTGTGAACTTTGTGGTAGATATTGAACGTGTAAAGAAGGATATTACCAAACGTACAAAGATATTTATGAAGAAAAGAAAATAACTCTTTTATGATAAATATATATGTAAACTTAAATCATTGGGAGTTATAACAAATGGCATTGCGATTAAGAAGAGGCACAGATGCACAAAGATTGACACTAGACGGTGTAGCTTTGCCGGTGCCAGCTGAAGGCGAATTAATATACACAACAGATACTAAGAAACTTTATGTAGGCGATGGTGCTACAACAGGTGGTATTGCTGTTGACGTTGCTAACTCTACCTTAAGTGTTGATGATTTAAGCGATGTAGATATTACTTCTGTTGCTCCAACAGCAGGGCAAAGCCTTGTATGGAACGACAGTGATAACGAGTTTCAACCAGGCGATGCAACTATACTATCAGATAAATCAATTAATGCACTACTAGACGTAGATACAGCATCTAATGTACCTACTGTAGGACAAGTATTAAAATGGAACGGTACAAAATTTGTTCCAAATGACGATCAATCAGGTGGCTTAGTTGTAGGTGCTACTTACCAAATTAACATTACAGGTGATGTTACAGGTGATGTTACAGGCGATACAGCAGGTACACATACTGGTGCAGTAACTGGTAATGTAACTGGTGACTTAACTGGTGATGTAACTGGTTCAGTATTTGCTGATGATTCAACTACAGTTATTGATGGACTCAACGGACAAGTATTAGGTAACGTAGTTAACTCTACTGTTACAACACAAGATGTTAATACTGCTATTTTAAGACTTTCGGGCATAGACTCAACAGGTAATAATAAAGCTGGTATTAAGATTACTACGGACGGAAACGCCGATGATGGTTATTCACTTTTTGACATTGATGCAGCTACAGAATCCGATGTAGGTTCTTCAGTTGTTTTTACAAAATCAAGAGGTACACACGCATCTAGAGCAGCTGTACAAGACGGAGATGAAATATTAGGTATTAACTATTTTGGTTATGACTCAGCTAATAATCCGGGCGCAGCGGCTGTTATCCAAGTAGCTGTAGACGGTACTCCTACAGCAGGTTTTGTACCTGGAAGTATTGTATTTGGTACAACTAATCCAGTAACAGGCACAGTAGCCGCACTTACATTAAATGCACAACAGACCGCTGTATTTGGTGGTGCAGCAACATTTGCTAATATGACAACTGGTGTTCGAAATGCACTAACACCGGCAGCTGGTATGGTTGTGTTTAATACTACAGAGACAAAATTACAAGTATACACAGGTATAGCCTGGGTAG